ACCAGCGAGCAAGAGGAGAGCCTCAAACAATTCGTCAACGAAAACTTCCCCAAGATGGGCGGATGGTGCGATATCGAAAAGGCCATCCAAATCGGACAGATTGTTCTCGATACCAAGCCGCAGCGCATTGCTGAAGTCGGCGTCTTTGAAGGCAAATCAACGCTCGCACTTGCTCAATGCTGCAAGATGAATGGCAGCGGAACGGTTTACGCCATCGACTCTTGGAAGAAAGAGGACTGCATTGACGATGAATCCTCCGCCAACCAAGAGTGGTGGTCGAATTTAGACCTCGAGTACCATTACGAGCAGTTCGTCTCGCATTCGGTTCGCACAAATCTTGTTCGCCATATCCAATTCTGCCGCATGTCGTCATGGGACGCGTCGCGATTTCTGCCTGACATGGACATGGTTCACATCGATGCCAACCACGCTGAATGGCCGTCCACAAGCGATGTGGTCAACTGGCTTCCGAAGCTCAAGGTTGGTGGATACCTCGTCATGGACGATGTGAACTGGGAATCGACGCAGACTGCGTTGAAGTTCGTTCTCAAACGCTGCCAATTCATTTCTCGGTTCGAACTTAAGGAAAGCGTGTTCGCAATCTACCGCAAGGAAAAGTAATTCATGGAATCCATTGTCATCACTATGCGGGGTTCAAACCGCATCCCGCGCATACAAAAACATTTTAAGGAAAACGGGGTCGATAATTACCGCTTTTTCTATGGCATTGACGGTCCAAAATCTGGACTTGTTGCAAGCGTTTCGTACGAAGTTGATAAGCCTGAAAGCAAGTTGGTCATACATCCAAAACAGCTCGGATGTTTTTTATCCCATTGGATGCTTTGGAAATCGTTAGACTTTGACCCAAGCACCCCAGATGCAGTTCAGATTTTTGAAGATGATGTTCTTCTTAGGCCACGCTGGAAGGAAACCGTTGAACGCGCGCTGACGAAACTACCAGAAGATTGGGACATTTTGTTCCCAGGATCTTGCTGCGCTGGCGACAAACGAAAAAAAGAATACGATTCAAATCTTTTTGAGGGATTTCCGCTCTGCACTCACCACTACATTGTCAGGAAAAAGGCTCTAAAAACACTGATCGAATCCAATGAGGAGGTCTGCCAGCCGATAGACATTCAGTCTTACCACAGAAGTGGGCCACTGCTTCAGTCGTTTATTATTTTTCCGAGAGTTTCAGATCAAGTTGACACTGTGTTTCCAGACTAAAAATGAAAGACATCATCCGAGAGCTGTCTCTTAAAGCACTCAAGCGATTCGCAAATGGCGGTGATGGCCAAGCGGATCTTCTGAATGAAATTGAGGATCTGAAACGAACGCTTGAGATTCGAACCAAAGAACATGAGGAGCATCTGACCGAGGTCCGCGAGGAACGCGATCATTGGCTTGCTCTCTACGATGAAATCAAATTCGCAGCAGAATTCCTAATGAGCTACGCAAAAAATGACGTTCCCAAGTTGGCCGAACAGGTTGACTGGGAGGTGGGCAAAATTGTCCTGCCTGAAGAAACTGGAACCTATTACTTCAATCCGGCAATCGTCCAAGATCCTGATGGAAAGATTCTCCTATTCACTCGCCGCTGCCGTAACAAGCGCGAGAAGGATGAGGACGTCTACGTCGAGAAGAACGACATCGTTATTTTCGAACTCAGCCAGAACCTGCGAGCCACCAAGAAGGCCCTAGCAACGCTGATTTCTCATTATCCGAATGAGCAGTTCGAAGACCCGCGCGTCGTTAAGTTCGGCGACAAGTATGGACTAAGCTGCTGCACGTTCGTCCCATTCAAGTCGTACGCGCACCAGGGGATGTTCCTGCTCGATAAGCAGTTCCTAAACGTCGGTCGTTTCGATCCGATCTACGGAAACAACTACGCGCAGGCCATGATCAATGATGGCCATGAGAAGAACTGGCTCTACTTCGTCCACGACAACGCGCCACACATGGTGTATTCGGCCAATCCTCATGTCGTAGTGCGCCTTAATGGGCGTCTTGAGAAGGAAGCTGAATACGTTACCGACGAGTTCAACCCTCTTTGGAAGTTTGGAGATGTCCGAGGCGGTTCAAATCCAATCTACGTTGACGGTCTGTACTGGACCTTCTTCCACAGCTCCTTGCCGTGGATAAACAAGAAGCGTCGCTACTACATGGGCGCGTACGCATTCGAGGCAAAGCCTCCATTTCGCATCGCTCGGATGACGACTTTGCCGATTCTGACCGGAACAAATCAGCAAGACTGGTGGCCAGGACTTCCTGCGGTCGTGTTTCCGTGTGGCGCATTCTACGACAGTGCAAAGAATCAATTCGTCGTGTCTTACGGCATCAACGATGTTGATTGCGGCTACATCAAGCTGCCGCTGGGCGACATGCTTGAAATCACCAAGGTCATCCGGCCGAATCGCGATGTCGTCAACAAAGAGAATCCAATCCGATTGGATGAGGTTCTCGACCCAATTCCCCCAAAGCACAAACTGAAACGAAACACGAAGACAAGATATGATGAACTGGCTAAGAGGCTTGAAGAACGAGAACCCGAAGAACCTGCTGGAGCTGCCTGACGTAAATGTATCTGACTGGCAGACTGATGCCCAGCAGGCTGAACTCGCTCAAATTCTGCAAAATCCGATTCTTCGGATGGCTTTACGCATCGTGGCTGAATCAATGCCAGTTCCGATGCCGTCTCATGGCAGTAAGGAATCGGACATTATTTTCGCTGCCGGTGTAACCGCTGGCTACGCGCATTGTCTTGAAAACCTTCGTAAATTGGCAGTAACTGAAACAGCGAAAGAACCAGAAGCGACATTCGATAAGCAATACTAACAAATTATGGAAGAACCACTGAACTCACCTCTCACCAACAGCGGAACAACCCCTGACTTCGGCAGCTCGTTCATCGACGCTTTCAAGGCAAGTGGCATTGATGACGCCGCATTGGCTGATGAGTCGGCCAATTCTGCCTCGCAGATTACGGAAGAGCCGAAAGCTAAAACTCAGAAGCCAGCCGCAAAGTCCGCAGACGCTTCCAAGCTCAGCAAGGCTGAGATGGATATTGAGCGGATGTTTGGTACGAAAAAGCAGCAGGCCGAGGCTCCGGCTTCTACGGACACTGATTCCGATATTCCCGAGACGATCAAGTCTACGAAGGCCGCTGATGCTTTCCGCAAGATCAAGGAAGAGAAGGCTTTGTTGGCCAAGCAGTTGGATGAGCTGAAGTCTGGAAAGACTGCCAATCCGAACTACGAAGCTCAGCTCAAGACCTTGCAAGAAGAGCGCGACGCGCTTTCCGAGCGTGTTCGCATCCTCGATGTCGAGCGCCACCCTGAGTTCGTCAAGAAGTACGAAGGCAAGATTAGCGGCGTCTTTGATTCCGTGAAGAACCTTGTCGGAACTGACGGCGAGCGACTTGTTTCGCTCCTGAAATCGCCCGATAGCGACTATCGAAACTCACAAATCGACGACATCGTTGAGGGTCTTTCGCCGTCTAAGAAAGCCAAGCTCGGCGCGCTGATTGTGAAGTACGACGAAATCAACGGCGAGCGCGCGTCAGAGATTTCCGAGGCGAAGGCTGATTACGACGCCGTCATCTCGAAATACCAGCAGGACAACGAGGAGGGTACTAAGGCTGCACTGGAGTCGGCCACCAAGACCTGGGCTAAGGTGAGCGAGAATGCTCGCGCACTTGAAATCTTTGAACCGCGCGAAGGCGATGATGAGTGGAACACCGAGTTGAATGGCCGACTGAGTCTCGCCCAGCAGATCTTTAATGGCGAGAACAGTGAAGAGGACTTGGCTAAGGCTGCTCTGTGGGCCGCTGCTGCGCCGAAGTACCGCGAACTGCTCTATGCTCAGGTTGAGGTGAACAAACGCCTGCAAGCTGAACTTTCAAAGTATCGCGGAAGCGAGCCTGGAGTTACCTCGAAAGCGACATCTGGAGGTTCTCGTCCATCGAACACGAACACTGCGAAGAGCGAAGACTTTGTTGCCAGCGTGATGAAGTCGCTCGGACGCTAAAACAATTATCCCCCGATGGTTCTCATTACCACCGGGGGATTTTCGTTTAAATCACTTATCTACGGTAAGGACCGCTTCCGATCGGAACCGGCTTTGCAACCGGCTTAATCGGAGGCTTCGGCGGAGGAGACTGCTTGTAAGGTCCGCTGCCGCCAACCTTAACAGACGGCGAACCTTTGTACGGTGCGTTATTGCTCATTCTTTTGGGAGTGCATACCAGCCTTCATGGATGGTAATACGGTTCTGACTACGCACCGATTTGCCGCTCGCGTCAACGACCCAAACCTTAGCCTTAACGTCCTCAGCAAGCCTCACCGGCTCACCGTGGGGGACGTAAATCACTCGGCTCGCGCAGCTCACGCTCATGCTCGCGCACACGATCAAGAAGACCGCGCTTAAGATCAGGTTGTTTCTTGGCGTCTTCATTTGTTGTGTCCTGCTTGGTCAGCGCATGAAGCCAGATGACCAGCTTCATAACGAGGTCGGCCAGGAAGTTCATTCCGTCTGTTTAGCGGGTGCAGCAGCGGCTGATTGCTTGTTCTTCCACATAGACCAAGCGACGCCAGAAATGCTGACAGCAGCACCGGCCAATTCAGCAACCTGATCGGCGCTGGCCAACCCTTTGGCAACGATGAATCCACCGGCAGCGGTCAGGATGTGGCGGAGAAGAGAGGAGATATTAGCGTTCATTTGTCGTTTTTGAGTTTGCGATAAAGTTCGACTGCTTTCACGACGCAAGTAAGAAGCGCGGCGAGCGCGCCAAGTGCCAATGACGCAGTCTTGAGATGAGGATCGGAGAATACCGCGTTCCCCAGAATGCCGATGGCCGGACCACCGACGCCGATTGAGATGTCTCTTAAAAATGCGTGGTGGTCCGTCATCGTGGTGGTTAGTTAGTGTCCGCCTGCGATTGCTTGGCAGCTTCCAAAATCAGTTCGGCCAGAGGTACGCCGACCTTTGCATTCTGGAAACCGCCAGCCTTGATAGCGATATCGATGAGTTGGAGGAGTTGATTGGCCTGCTCAGTGGTAAGTTCGATTGTAATCATGCCACCGGAGCATCCGAAACAACCGGCTGTTCGTCAACAGCGGCGACAGGAGTTTCCGCATTGACGAGCGGCGGCTCCACCTGCGGCAACATCGGAGGAACGATTTCAACCGGAGGCAACCACGGCAGCGGAGGAGCGATAATCGGCGGGTTGATCTGGTCGTTGATCTGCTGCGTCACGTTGGCTTCGATGGCAGTCTTATCGACGCCGTTGGCGAAGCACCAATCCAGCACCTGCTGCTCGGTCAGATCCTCGTAAGGCGTGAAGTTCTCGCTCGGCGGAGCGAACGACGCGCTGCCGTAGCAAGTGCCGCTGTAGGTCTTTGCGTCGTCGCCGGTGCCGATGGTTTCGGTGCCGTTGCATCGCCAATCGGCGGTGATGACGACATCGGAGTAGGTGCCTTCGACTTTGCGGACGAGAAGGCGTTCGATGATCCAAGAGATGTTCATGGTGGTATGGATTAGGCGTTAGCGAGCGTGGTGACGGTGCCAGAGCTTCCACGGTACTTCAGCGCACCGGACTCGACGTAGAGTTGGCCACCAGTCACGTTGCCAGTGGGAGCAGTACCATCAGCAATCTGAATGGTCTTGGCAGCGGTCGTACCAGCAGTGGCAAGACCCACCAACAGATTCCCACTCGCGTCGAGCGTCATCTTGGGACTTGCAAAGTCGGTGATTGTGTTTCCAGCCGTGCCACCAGCAGAAGTGTACCAAGCGTGAGTGCTTCCAGCGTTCGCACCAGTCACCTGATACAACGCAGGACCAACTCCTGTGTACTGATACAGCCAGTTGGTGTTGTCAAAATACGCACCGTGAGCGAATCGACTAGCAGTCGAACCCGCTCCAGTAGAGGAAACAGATGCAGTACCACCACCAACCTGCAGTGCTTTGCTGTTGCTTCCCCACGCACTCGGCGTAACCCCCACGCCGACGTTGCCGGAGGAGTCGATCCGCATCCGAGACGTAAGCGAACCGCCTGAAGTTGTCGTCAGAAAGTCGAGATAACCGGCAACGTTGCCGCTGGTACTGTTTTCCTTTCGACCGGCAATTCCTCCGAAAGCGTAATGCGAGGAAGCATTGAAAAGACCGCCAAGCGTAAACTGTGCGCCAATATCTTGAGCTTGAGCGTCAGTTGATCGGATGTATGCTTGACCAGTTGTATCAGCCAATCTGCTTGCAGCAGCAACAGTTAACCGAGTGTTCGACGCAGGTGAATCCCCCACCCCAAGTCCGGTGGAGTTGAGGGTCATCCGAGTGCCGCCTGCGCCGTCGTACCAGTTGAAAACGCCGGATGCGCCGATGCGATACTGCTCTGCGTTTGAAGCGTAGAACCGGAGTTGGTTAGGAGTCGCATAACCAAACGCATCAATCAGCTTGTATCCAGTACCTCCGTACAGAGAAAAGCTGTTGTCGTCCTCTGTTACAACGATTCCGCCTTTGTAATTAGCTGCTCCAAGCAGCGAATTGATATTGAACGTCGTGCTGAAAAAACCGCCAGTCTGAGCAAACGACAACTTATCGCTGGTGGTTACAACCTTTGAAGCGTTGAGATACGGAACACCATTTGTGGTTCCACCTGTCAGCGTCAGTGCGCCGGTGATGGTGGCGGAGCCAGGAACGACGATGTTATTGCCGCTCGGTCCGACAGCCGTGTACAGCTCGCTGAAGTTGCTGTTCGTGTACTGGAACGCCGTACGCAGCGGAGTTCCCGTTCCGTCATTCGGAGCTGCGCCTACGTTAATCGTTTGCTGTGCCATAATCTATGTAAGGGGTTTTCTAACGGTTAAATAAATTCGGTCATGTCCGCCGTGATGATCGTGCTGTCAGCCGTAATCACCGTGTTGTCCGCCGTGATATCCGCATTACCGCCAAGCGTCGCCGCCTCCCAGAGTAGGCCAATCTCCAGCAGGTTCTTCTCGCGGTTGCTCTTGCAAGACGCGCCATACGCCTCCGCAATCAATGCCGCCGCTTCGCTACAGGAGATGTTTGCCATGAGATTTTAGAACGGATGCGAAGTGATGTACCAAGCTGTCCCGTCCGAAATGATGGTAATCGAATTCCACTGCGGGGACAGCACATGAGTCAGCGCGCCATCAATCGTCTCAGACGCATAGGCATCAACCGTCACCGTGTTCGCACCGCTATTGATGCGCTTGAACACATAGATGCGGCCAGGAACAAGCGCAGCCGGAGGAAGCGTCAACGTAATCGCGCCGCCAGCGGCATTGCAGATCAAGAAGTAATCGCCGCTCACCACATTGCCGGTCGTCGTAACGGTCCGGTATGCGCCGCGAGTCGCTCCGCCACCCTGAAGATACGTCGCAATACGATTCTCCAGCGCGAGCTTGGCCAACTCAATCTCCCACGGAGAACGACATCCAAGCGATGCCGCCTCATTGATCAGCGTCTCCGCCTCATCGCATGTGATACTTGGCATATCGTTTTTCTATGGGTTGCACCTCAGGCCATCGGGCCGCCACGACCGCGCTGCATTACCTCGGCGATGAAACCGCCGCCGCCGCCCTCGGATTCCATCTCCTCGCCCTCCTCCTCCTCCTCATAGCCACGCTCAGCCATCTTCTTACCCTTCGACTTCTTCTCGTAGCCGGGAATAGCCATGCCATCAATCTCGATGAACTCAGCTTTACCGTTCTTGCCGAGGACAATCGTCGCCATCGTCTGGAACGCTTCGCCTTCCTTCAGATTCTCGGGAATCTCAACGCCTTCGGGGAGAGTAAAACTCGGCATACGGGGAGCATCAGATTATGGGGTGCGATGTCAAGGCATTACCGACTGCGGAACCTTGTCGCTCTTAATGAGGTTCTCCAACGCTTCCAACGGCTGGAGATTGGTCCAATGACTCAAGCCTTTTACCTCATCGGAAGTACGACCACTAGCCAATGGTATGCGATGATCAACATGCCAGTGCGAGCCGTAATTATCCCAAGTCATTCCAGGCTTAAACTGCCTCTCCAAATGCTCGCGAAGGAAATCAGGAGTACATCCAACAATCTCGAATGTAGATCCGCGACGAGTCTTTTTGCTTCCGAGATACGCACGGATTGAACCGCGAATCGCATCCTTCAGTCGGAATATCGGATCTGAGCGACGTTTCTCGCGGAGTTTCTCCGTCAACTTTGCGCGATGAACTTTGCCGTACTTTCTGGCCCACGCTCTTGTTTTCTCGCGATTCGCGGCGCGGTACTCGTTCTTTTGTTTCTTCAGATGCTCGGCGTTTTCCTTTTGGTACTTTTTGTGAATCTCACGCATTTTTTCCCTATTGCTTGCGTAATATCCCCTAGCCGCTGCTTTGTAATACTCCGCATTCTTGAGATACTTTTCAGCCTGCTTCACGCGGATCGTCTCAGCGTTGTCGGCCATGTACTTGGCCAACCTCTCCTTATCAGCAGCCATCTTCTCAGCAAAACGCTCGGGCGTTAGCCACTGATACCGCTTGTTTCCCTGCGGATCTTTCCATGTGTATCCCCAGCAGACCATTCCATCTGATTCGCGTACGTCGCCACGTTTTGGTTCATCTTGTTCCATGCGATGTGAAAATAGACGCATCAACTGAACATGGCAACAAAAAATCCGCAAGCCTTTCGACCTGCGGATTCTTGCGTATTTGCTGGGCTTTTCAGCTACAAATGATCTGGGTTAAACTGCCTGTGCAACGCCGGAAAATAATCGTCATTCCTTGGTTCGTGAACACTGGCTCCACGGCATGAACGAACTCAGCGTAGTGCTGACCCTTCTTCTCCAGAGGATCGGCGCAATCCACATCGAGCTTGTACGCGCCAGTCACCCACTGCCACTCGCCCATGTAGTTGGTCGGCATCCAGCTCAAGTCGCCAACACGGTTCACGGGGCGAACGATATGGCTCTTGATGACGTACGGAGTCGGCACGAACGCACCTTCGTACAAGGCGGTCGTCCAGCTCGGGTTGACACTGAACACAGTACCCTTAGTGCCAGACGAGCTGGTGAAGGGCTGGATGAGCGTGTACTTGCCGCCAGCGTAGCTGAAGCGGGGCGGGAACAGATTCGGAATGTGGCGGAAGTTCTTGATGACCCGATTCGCGCCAATCCGCTTGAGCAGCTCGGCACCCGGACCAGAACCCATATCGGCGAAGCGCAGATCCTCGCGCAGCGCGGCATTGTTCTGAGCGATACGCTGAGAAGCCTCCAGGCCGATGTAGAGCGGGAACACCGGACCATCGCTAGAGTAGCTGATGAAACCGGAGCTATCGGGATTCGTCGCGCCATTGCGGATCAGCGTGGCAGCAGCAACATCGAGCATCTCCTGAGTCAGCTCGGAGGTAGCCTGATTCAACGCCTGACCAACCGAACCAGTCTGAATCCAGGGCAACTCGTTGATACCGCTCGGAATCGTCTCCACCTGAGTGAAGGACGAGTCGGCCACCGCCTTGATGGCGTACTTGGCGAACATGTTCTGATAGCGAGTCTCCCACGAACGCTGAGCGCGGATCGAGAGCTTCTCCAAGTACACACGCAGGAACGCCTCGACGCGATGATCGAAGGTCAGATCGTCCTTACACAGGAGCGGACCCTTGAGGGCGAAACGCTCAGGCCCCCAAGTGACAGCGTTGAATCCGACCGGAACGTCATTGTAGGTGACATCGCAAGCACCACCGTTATCGCCGGGGTTGCCGGACGCGAGGGTGATGGCGGACCACTCCTCAGCCGCAGTCGGCTCGATGGAGGTGGTGTTGAACGAGGTCTGGGTCAGACCCGTACCCTGAGGATACTCGCCGCGCTCAATGAGGTTGAGCCACATCGAACGGTACGAGGCGCGTTTGTAAACGTCCTGCGCGAGCGACTCGGTAGCCACCGCGAAGGCGTTAAAGACATTGGGACAAGACATGATGAGTAAAATTTCAACCGACGTTTACCGACATCGGTAGGCCATCAATTCCACCACACGGTGGCTGATAATCCTACCTCCTTTGCGGAGCGTCATTGCCGCTTAGACAGTTTTGCGATGGCTGACCAAGCCGCCGCCTTGCTTAGGGTCGATGCGCGCACTGACGCATAAGAATGTCTACTAAGTCAATCAGAATTAGTAATTGGCCTCAAACTCATCGGTCAGCTCCGACTGCTCTGCCATGTAGCTCTTGTATCCACAAAGTAGGCCAAGTTTGTGAGGTTGAATGATATGCTCCTTCGCGATAACTCCACGGAATGTGTACGGACCTGGGAAGGTTCCCGTCATCAGAGCGTAGAAATCCACCCCGTCGGTTTTCGATCCTTTGCGCGCATCGACCAATAGCTTTCCATTGTCGTACTTGGTCGTTTTTACATCGATGCGAAATCCCGGCGGTGGCGGGACAAGCGCGTCATAGAGCGGATGCGGAGGATTACGATCCGTATCCAGATCAGGATAAACATTGAACAGCTTGCAGAAAGCTAGTTCTCCACAAATCCCCTCAAGATCGACCGTATGCGGATCTTCCGCGCTGATCTTCAGGTTCACCACATTGAAATATCGATTCTTACCATTTCGATTCTTGGCTACGAAATGGGCGAGCTTACGCTCCGCTGTTGATAGAGAAATACTTTGACCAATTTTGATTTTATTTAACATGGTCAAAAAGGTGGAAAATTTTTGAGGGGGGTATCGTAAACGAAGCCCACCCCCAAAGGGGGCCTCCCCCCTAGGCGTCCAACCTCCTGCCACCCCCTAGGAAAAACAATCCTTTTCTACCATAAGCAAAACTCATGCAGACTATCACTTTCCCTGTGATGCACAAGGTGTGTTATATTCACTTGTCAGGCTGTTCGTTCACGACTTGCACCTCCGCGATTCGGTCGGGCATTGAACCTAGCAGATTGATGGACACACTCGCTTGTTCCCCTTGTTCCGACCAGCCAAACACAAGCGCCGATCGCTTTGCCACACTGCCCAGAATAGTCTCTCTCACGCTTTCGTCTTTTATCCCGTCCAATGCGTAGGAATCGATGCGTTCAAGCGTACTTGCGGCATCGGCCGCTAGTTTGGAACGGACTAAAGCCGATAGACTTTCTAGGGATTGAGTTTCTTTAGTGGAAACTATGTCACGCATCCCCTTCCTGAACTTCGTCCAGTCGTCCCGTGAAGCTTTAGACTGCAGAGTTGACTGAACTATTCCCGTTTCGTCTGAAATCGCTTTCCATGACTTTCCGGCCAAGTACAAAGTCTTAGCCTTTTCCCATTGCTTCTCTTTCATGCCAAGTACCTTGCAATCCAAGGCACTGTTTCGCAATCCTTCCTTTTCGCTCCCTTTCACTTCACCAGGCGTTCCGCTCTCAAAAATTTTCCCCTCGTTTTCCCCAATGAAACCGACCCTTTTCACTCTCTCTCAAAAATATTTTTACTTTTCTTTTGACTTCTTTTTCCGTTTCCACTAGTCTGTCCGCCGTGAAAAGCACCCTGCGTCAAAAATTCCTTAGCCTAGCCTTTCAGGCCTTGGCATATGCTGTCGTTTCCTACGCTTTCTTCCTCGTTTTCTTCCGTTCCCAATTCTAACCCTCAACCGATCAAATCCCATGAACGTTCACCTAACTCTCAAATCATCAAACGTCAAAACCGGCCCTATTCCGGTTTCAACGTCGGCCGCCGATACCTGCCCGGAAGCCTGCCCATTCAAGAAAGACGGTTGCTATGCTGACTCCGGACCGCTTGCGCTTCATTGGTCTAAAGTGACAAGCGGTCAACGCGGTTTTGATTGGTCCGCCTTCCTGTCCAAAGTCCGCTCTTTCCCAGCTGGTCAATTATGGCGGCATAATCAGGCGGGTGATTTACCGGGTGTTGGTGATTCAATTGACGCAACCGCACTAGACGAACTTGCAACCGCCAACACCGGCAAACGCGGTTTTACTTACACCCATAAACCGTTGACACCCGACAATCTGTCCGCAATTCGGACCGCCAATGAGCGCGGTTTCGTTGTCAATCTGTCCGCCAATTCGGTGTCGCATGCTGACACCCTTGCCAAGACAGGCCTCCCGGTTGCGGCCGTTGTCCCTCAGGACAGCGCGGACCGTTTCACCACACCCGATGGAAACCGCGTAGTTATCTGTCCGGCCCAAAGGGTTGACGGGATATCCTGCAACACGTGCCGCCTATGCGCGAAAGGAAACCGTGGGTTCATTGTCGGTTTCAAGCCACACGGAACGGGTGCCAAACGGGTGCAACGCATCACAACGGCCGGAAATTGACGGTCCGCTTCAATCTATCCGAAAGGGTAGGTTGACGCGTCTCTTCAATCTCAATCTCAATCAATCAAAACTCAATCCATCAAATCCAATGATCAACCGATACCCCGGCCAATGCGTCCAATGCCACGAATACGTTCCCTCAGGCTTAGGCACCGTCACCAAACGCAACCGCGCATGGCGCATAGACTGCAACGCATGCACCGGCCGCATGCCCGAAAACTCCGGCCTGGTCTGCGTCAAGACTTCATCCGGTTGGACTGGCACGCGCAATGCGCGCGGCCGTTGCGAAGACGCGCCATGTTGCGGGTGCTGCTCTTTCTAAGTCTCAATCCCAACGAATCCAAATCAAATCCCATGTTATCCAAATCCCAAGAAATCCAAATCCTCAGTGATGCCGCAGATAAATTAGGCTCCAGCTCCTATTGTGGCGCGTGGCTCCGTGAACAAATCCCATTCATCGAATCCGATATTCGCTCGGACTTCGCGCCGGGAATTCTAGCCTCCGCATCAATTCAGGATTGCGCGCGCCGTTGCGCGGAAATGCGCGCCGATGCCATGCGTGAGCGTGACAAAATCATTTCCGATGCGCGTAAGGAAGCCGATCAAATCCGCGCGCAAGCGGTACGTTTCAACGAACTGCAACGGGACGAACTAAAGCGAACATTGAAGGCTATCCTTTCCCGAATCGATTGATTCCCCGCGAGACGCTATCGGAAACGGTGGCCTCCGGCGGGTAATCAATTCCGGTTCCCGAATCAAAAGCACAAAATCCATGCAAGCAATCCACTCAAAGTATCTACCCGCCACCAATTCACGCGGTTCACGCATCAAGGCCGCGTGTGAACGTGGCTCCGTGACAATCCCGTATCCTCACGAATTATCGGGCGACGAATGCCACCGGGAAGCGGTTCGAAAACTCGTTGCGCGTTTCTGCGCGGAGGATTTCAAGTCCTATCAAACCCCGATTGAATCGAATCCTTGGAACCGCTCTTTCGCAACTGGCTCTCTACCCGACGGTTCCTGCGCTCACGTCTTCACTGTCTGAACTTTGACCTATCCTCCGCGCGCCATGCCGCAAGCGTGACGCGAAAGGGTAGGCCAATCTATCCGCAATCAATCCAAGCATGAAAACCATTCACCAAGTCATTCACGAAATCCAATTCTTCGACCCTGCCGTCCGCGCATTTGACGCGCATGATCTACCGCAATCCGTCCGCGCGTACCTGCACCATAACTACCGCATGGACGCGCGCCTGACGGACGATGAGCAGCAACTTGTTGAAACCTCTTTCGAGCATTTCGCCGACAACCTCCGCGAAGCATTTCAGGACGATCCTCGCCCGGACGCAACTCGCTTCTATCTGTTCGACGACCTCAGCCTTTACGTCCGCAGCAATGCCGGACCGGAACTCTGGGCCGACGCGCAGGTATTTGTAGTGGAACGCATTCTCCCCAACATGCGCCTGACGCGCCTTGAAGCGGACTTGATGCGCGAAATCGGAATGGACGATCAGGTCAGCGAGGTCCGCGACGACTTTTTCTCGGCCTTCGCGCATGTCCTGCACCGCGATTGCGGCATCCCGCATTGCGACGCGCGCGAACACTGGAACGCCTGGAGCCGTCAAGCTCCCGATTCGCTGACAGAGAGCCTAGAACTAGGCGGCGGCGAATCAGGCCGCGCCGAAGGCCTTCGTTTCGCGTCCGAATACACCGTCACCAACGCCTGAATCCAATGAAAACCCATACCCCTGGCCAATGGCGTCTCGATCCTCACGGTTGCAATGACTCACCTGCAATCGTCCGTGTTTTCGCTTGTGGCGACTCGGAGCCGATAGCTGTTCCTATCAATTCAGGATTCGATGCTTTGCCGCTTATGTCATGCGCGCCTGACTTACTCTCCGCTCTCGAACGCTTGGCGCATCCAATGGCCGACGACGACGACCTAGACTACGCGCGCGAAATCATCAAGAAAGCGAAAGGCCAGCTATGAAAGTCTATTGGACGGCATTTTACGGAAGGAGTGAATACACGTTTCAAGGTCGCAACGCCAAGCGTGACGCGTATCGACTGGTCAAACGATTCGGTGGGCGTGTGGTTCGTGAAATCATCAAATCCCACGAATAAACCGCATCCGCGCATCAAATTATGCATCCATTGCTTTTATCCGCTCTCATTCAGGTCGAATCCGGTGGAAACGATCAGGCCCGAGGCCGTCACGGCGAACTCGGCGCGCTTCAAATCAAATCGATCATGGTCCGCGACGTAAACCGAATCATGGGTACATCCTACGCGCACCAACAGGTAACCAACCGCGCCATCTCGATCTTCATCGCGGAAAGCTATTTCGCGCACTATGGCAAACACCTCAGCGACGAATCTTTAGCTCGGATCTGGCAAGGTGGGCCAAAAGCCCTTAAAAGATCATCATCACGCGCGTATGGCCGCCGGGTCATGCGCGAGCTTGAACGCCAGCGAACCGTCAAGGATTCCATGACAGTTCAATTCACTGAAAAGCCCATTTTCACCGCACGGTAAAACAGCAGAAAACAATGAAACTAACCATTCAGTCCAAAACCAACGCCCAGACCATCGTTGACCTCTTCAACGCAATCATCACCGGCGAATGCGAAACTCAGGGCGTCAAACCGCTCTCAATTTACGATGAGGATAAGCATATCTGTTCCATCACGGACGCGGACGGCAATCAAATCCTTGAACTGATCATCGAGCGCGAGCAGGGCGACAAGTTGTGTCCTGCGTTCGAAGGCAACCCTGATGATGAGAAACTGCCATGAGCCGCAACATCCCGCTTAGCGAGCTGATAACAACGCTCGAAAGCCTGTCGGACATGATGCAATCGCCAATGCTCAGAGAGGCATCCTATCGACTCGACACCGCCAACAGCGCGCTATGCTGCCTTGAACACGCGCTTTTCTACGTCCGCATGTATCGGTCAGCCGATAATACAGGCGAGGGCGAGAAGCGACGCCAAGAACTCATCGACGATTCGGAAGCACTCATCAAAATCATCCGCGAGGGAGGGCTGTATCCATGAACCGCAATCTATTCGCCCCGCCCCGCTTCAAGGTTCAAATCAGCGGCGCGATTGGCTGGTCCGATCTAAAGGAACGGGTCGTCCGTTTCGAAACGCTCGAATTCCGCGCGCGCAAGGATGCTGAGGCGACGGCTAAGGAACTGAATCCCGGCGAGTACACGCAAGGTCGGATTCGCGTCGTGCCGGTCGAAGTGCCAGAGGATTATGATGTTTATCCCACGCCCGAAAGGTCCAAACCATGAGCGACATTCGAGATGAACTGGCCGAAATCGATCCTGACCTGCTTCTCATGGACGGCTTCGATGACTGCATCATCGGGATATGCCATAGCTTCGGCGGCGAGCCGGTCGTCGCCTACGATTACGAGAAGGTCATCGCGCAACTTCAAAGCCACGGCATGACCTACGAGGAAGCGGTCGAGTACCATGAGTTCAATCAGGCCGGAGCCTACGTCGGCGAGCTAACACCCGTCTTCATCGTCCGCATCGAAAATCCAAAATCCGCCGGATAACTTCTTATCCGACAAGAGTAGGCCATTCAACCCCATTCCAGCGCATCCAAAACCATGACCTCCGACCGATTCGATTCTGGCGTCGCAAACACCGCATTCGCTACCAACACATCATCCGGCAATCAAAACGCGCCATTAAGGCGTTTAGAGCGTTTGGCGAGCATTCGAAACGAGCGATTGAGCGGCAGAAACGCATCTCTCCCCAATTATTCGGAACGGCTCGGGCGGCGTTCACAGCCGCACCGAGGAGCCGTTTCCGAATTAACCCCCCTTATTTATAAGGGGGTAATGTTTATCTTTCAGATGAATAGCTACAAATTTAAGCTAACTTTCTGATGGAGCAATGTGTCGCATCAAGTTCTCAGTTGACGGTGCGTAGTCTTTATTTCACTTTCTTTGCAGTATGAGTTATCTAGAAAACGGAGCCACACACCGCAGCATGTTCAGATTGATGCCGCCTCTGCATCACGACATCGATCCGAGCCGCTCGCAGATTGTGGCCTACATAATGGACAACACGGGCTGGGAAATTGGCCGTGCGGTTGCCGCTTTCAACAGCATGCGAAATCCAAGGTCGAGGGTCTTGGTTTTCGATAAGACGCATCGTGTCTGGAAGGGGTGCGATTGGATGCCGCCGAAGGATGAAAGCTCGCATCAGATGATTCTCGCCGAGCATCGTGCCTTGGAGCGTCGGGTCATCGCGATGGATGCCGAACTCCGTAAGGCGACGCGAGAAATCAAAAGGCTGTCCAAGCAGTTGGCCAACCTAAAGGAATCGGTTGTCGATGATGATGACGAGGGCGATGAAACCGAGGAGGAGTATCTAGAACGCCGCAAGATGGAGAACGATGAATTGAACCGCGATGAGGAGAACAAGGAACGAATCGAAGCAGCGCAGAAAGCGGCATGCAAAGGCTTGAAAAAGCGCGATGATCCGTCGTCCCAACTAGCCGCAAACATCGCCGCAGCATGGAGCTGAAAAAAACTTTCGATTGTCCATTGACACCATTCCAGACAACTGCAACACTACGTCCGCAACAATGACCAATTTTCTGCAATCGGGAATAGTGCGCGAGGAGAACTCGCGACGGGGTTTTTAATTGGATTTTTATCCCTGATTAAACACCCGATTGCAGTCGATTTTTGAATGAAAGCTTATACGGCCAAACAAACGGCAGCGATGCTTCAAATCTGCACCGAGACGCTAAGGCGAATCGTTCGCAATGACGGCATCCAGCACAGGAGAATTGGCCGACGAATCCTTTTCACGGAAGCCGACATCGCGGCGATTCTTGAGAGTCGAGCAATGACCGGAGCTGTGAATCCGTACGCAAAGAAGACAAACAAACAACCGCAGATAGAGAATACAACCTATGAGCAACCAAGCAGCCACACTGACGGTAGCAGTACCGTCCCAGCAAGCACCGCAAGCCCTGACTCCAACCAGTCCTGACTTCTACGACCGCATCGACAGTCCGATGGATGCGGTGAAAACGATGGGCGACTGGATTAGCCACTCCGGCATGTTCGGATGCGTCAAGCCTGAGCAGGGCTACGTCCTCGCTCTGGAATGCATCGCAAGCCGAATGACTCCGCTCTCATGGAAGCGCGAGAATCATTTGATCAATGGCAACATCACGATGAAGAGCGAATCGATGCTCTCCGGTCTGATGAATGCCGGATGGGATATCGACTGGGTGCAGTTCGACATTCAGGCCGCAATCGCCGACTTCAGTAAGGGTGCGAAGAAGGTTCGCGTCTCATTCACCGCAGATGATGCGAAGCAAGCTGGACTTATCCCCGCAAAGCCAGGAAGCGGCTGGGCAAAGTTTCCTGCTGAGATGCTCCGCGCGCGTCTGATCAGCAAGGCGACTCGCATGCTCGATCCGCGAATCACGCAAGGCCGCTACACCCCCGAGGAAGTGGCCGACTTCTCCGCCACCCCATCAGCACCCGCTCAACCCACTCCGACGCGCCAGACCGTCAATGTGACGCCGGAATCAACCTTCTCGCTGGTCGAGAAACTGGAGCAGATTCTTGAGCCACATTCCGAGACAGCGAATGCGTTTCTCATCAGCAAGAACCTCATCAAGGAAGGTCAGAACTTCCGCGATGTCAGCACCAAGGTGGCCAACATGATCATCGCCGATGCGGATGGTTTCATCTCCAAGGCTAAGGCGTTCTCAGCTCCCACACTCGAATGAACATTCTAAACCGCCACGTTAATTTCGACATGCCAGCCGAGAAGTATCACGCCGTTGATGCGCTGAGCAAAAGCATGATGACCAAGATCCTCAAGTCACCGGCCCATTACAAAGCCGCGCTGGATGAGCATCAGGAGCCGAGCAAGGCGATGCAGCTTGGTACGGCGATTCATACCGCTGTTCTCGAACCGCACCTGTACTCGCAGGTTGTCGCCGTGATTCCGCCGGATATCGACGGTCGGACGAAGGAAGGCAAAGCGTGGAAGGAGCAGCACAAGAGCCGCATTCACCTGACTCATGCTGAAGACATCGATGTGCAGGGCGTGGCCAACTCTGTTCGTCGCCATCCGTTCTGGGACATCACGCATCTCGACAACAAGATCGAGGCATCGGTATTCGCTCAAGATGAGGAGACTGGCCTACCTCTCAAAGCGCGTCCCGACATGTGGGTCGAGGATCATACCCTCGTCGATGTGAAGACGACCGACGACGCGACACCCGAGGGTTTCAGTCGCACCGTGACGAGCTTCGGCTATCACATTCAGGCGGCACACTACCTTGCCATGACCGGCGCGGAGAACTTCGTCTTCGTCGCCGTTGAACGCAAAGCACCATACGCAATCGGAATCTATCGTCTGGACGCCGAATGGCTTCAGGCCGGTGAGAACCTTCGCAGGAAGGCTATCTCGACGCTGCATGAGTGCCGCGCACTGGACAGTTGGCCAGCCTATCCCACGGCAACCATCACACTTTCATGCCCAAAATGGGTGCTGAATAAATCGGAAAACTAAACCAAAATCGAAGCCTAACAATTATGTTCAAAGTCAATCGTAAGGACGCCGGAGGCAGCTACATCAATGCTGAAGGCGAGTACACTGTCACCGTGATGAAGGTCGAGGAAACGCTCGACGCGAAGGGCCGCGAGGTCTGCAAGGTGACATTCGCAACCGAAGACGGATCGAGCATCGCCGACCGTTTCATCAATCAGGAAAACGTCTGGTTCCGCGTCAACCAGTTGGTTGCCGCCACCAACCACAACGTGCCAGATGGAACCGAGGTGGACTTCCTTGGCAAGAAGGGCAGCTACGCCAACTTCCTCAAGTCGATGATCGGTCTTGAGCTTACCATCGTCGTTCGCGCTGAAGAGTACGACCTGAATGGCGAGAAGAAGAAGGCGTTTCGCATCAAGGCGATGAAGCCTGCTGTGGCCACGGCCCCAGAAGAAAAGCCGTTCTAATCCAAAACAGGGAGGGGTGCGTATTCCCTGATAACGCACAACCAATTCTAACGCATCCAATTCGTATCCATGAAAGTCAAACTTGTAGCTATTACAAAACCCCTTATCGGCGACGGGACAATGACCGCGTCCGATTTCATCACGTTCGCCGCCCGTGTCAGCAATCCGAGCAATCAGATGAGTCTGCTCACCGCTCCGAAACTACTGGCCTACTGCATCAGGCATGGCCATTGGAGCATCTTCGAACAGGCGTCGATGACAGTCGAGATTCAGACGAGTCGTGCTATCTCCGCCCAGATCATTCGCCATCGCAGCTTCTGCTTCCAAGAATTTTGCGTCGCCGGGGATACACGCATTACGCTTGAGCTTCCAAACGGCGCAAAGAAAGGAAAACGATCAGCCTACTCAAGGACGATTGAACACTTGTATCGGCTTCAGCAGAGAGGCGCAAAGATGCCCTCAAACATTCGCGTTTTCGATGAGGAAACTAGGACGTTTGTGAACACTCAAATCGCTGAGGTGTTTCAGGCAGGGGTGAAGCCGCTCTTCAAAATCACGCTAGAAAATGGGAAGAGCATTGAGACTACAAAGGAACACAAGTTTTTGACCTCTGATGGCTTTAAGTCGCTTGAGGATGCAGTTGGACTTTGCCTTTCAGGGAATACTGCTACATGGAAAAACAACGAGGTTGAGATTGGATGCAACGGTGTGCCTGCATATCAAGATAAGCAGTGGCTTTTGGATGCGAAACTCAAGTCTATCGAGAGCAAGCTAGGACTTAACGGGATTGCTGAAGATGCAGGAACCTCGACACACACCATAAGGAAGTGGCTGAAAAGGCATGGTGTTCAGTTTACGAAGCGTGAGGTTTCGTCGTTCACTCCAGTTTGGAACAAAGGAATCAAGTGGAGTCGTGGAAGTCATTCGATTGAAACGATTTCCAAGATGAGGGATTCGGCCAGAAAAGGATCTGCAAGTAACCTTTGGAAAGGTGGTGTTTCCAGGGCTGAACGTCTTTCTGTGGCCGACTGGTGCAATGCAAATCGATCCGAGTTTCTGATCAAGTTTTCTCACAGGTGTAATCGATGCGGAGGAAGCAAGATGCTTGAGCTTCACCACATTGTTCCGGTCAGCGAAAATCCGAGTCTTGCTCGTGAAAAGTCGAACATCGAGGTGCTTTGCAAGCGATGCCATGCAGAGCATCACAGAATCCTAGGCCATGCGAAAAGCTGGAGAGAGAAGCATCCTGGAAACACGCTCACAGTCCATTGGAGCAAAATTAAATCCATCGAGTTCGTTGGCGAAAAAATGACCTACGATCTTGAGGTCAAACATTCATCGCACAATTACGTTGCAAACGGAATCGTCACGCACAACTCACAGCGATATGCGCCGACCGATACTGCCGAGCTGGTTGAGCTTCGCACCCAGGACCGTGTTAATCGCCAGGGAAGCGGAGAGGTTTATCCGCAAGAGTGGGCCAATGAAGTTGTTGCCAAGTCTGTCGATCTGGCTTTCAGGACATATCGAACGCTGATCAATGAGGGTGTGAGCCGAGAGACTGCTCGCATGGTTCTTCCGCTCTGTACGCAGACGACGCTGTACATGACCGGCAACATCCGCTCATGGATTCATTACCTCGAACAGCGTTGCGCCAAGGGTACACAGAAGGAGCATCGCGACATCGCCATTGCCATTCGCGACACGATCTTCGCCATTGAATTCTCGCACATTCACGCGGCATTGGAGGAATCGAAATGAACAAAAACGAAAACGAAACCTATCGAATCACACTAAGGGGGATTCTTTACCTCTATCTTCCAAAAGAGAAGGCCAATGAAGTGTACAACGCCATCGAGCTGTCCTGCCGTCGCAACGGCTGGGGAATCGCAATCAACGAAGAGAACACGCTGGATTTTGTTCCGATGGTGAAAGTGGAGGAATCGAAATGAGCGACACCCCAATATCAGACAGCACTCCGCACAACGTGGCCGATCTTGGTATGCTGTGCAGGAGGCTGGAACGAGAACTCACCGCGTCCAACTCAATCATCCGGCAGCAGCAATTGTTGGATGAGGAGAACCTGCGGCTTCAAGAGCGTATCAAGCGGCTGGAGAAGTGGATTGCCTGCCTCAATCCCATAGCACAGCACAGCGGCCAATCCGAAAACCGAGAGTGGCACGGTGTTGACATTAGATGGCTCTACCCGTCGCAGGTTGTTTATTTAGGGGAGGCCAAGCCGTGAATACCGTACCAGAGAAATGTCCGTTCTGCGAGTCTCCGATCATGGTTCATGGCGGAAACCTACTGAGGTCGGATAACTGCGGATTCGCTACCTACGAATGCAGGACAGTTTACGATACTGAACTAGCTGACAATCAATGGAAACGGGCAGAGCAATCTTTGGCATGTCGGACTCGTGAAAATCAACTGCTGACAAAGCAGCGTGATGAGGCACATGAGCGTATCAAGCGGTTGGAGGAGGCGTTCACTGAACTGGAACAATGCAATTTAACAGACGAAAACTGCGCCAATATGGATGTTGCTACTAGGCGCATTCGTAATTTTGCAAGGAAAGCCAAGGAGGCCAAGCCGTGAGCGATACAATTATTCTTGATAGCAAAAAGTGCAACGCGGAATTACTAACCATCCACGCCGATGGACGCATCACTGTAGCCGAGCATCTGAAGCCTACGGAGACAGCGGCGAAGGTGTTACAGATCATGCGAGAGCAATGGCTGGCCGACATCCAATCCAAAAAGATCCGCGATCAAGAGGAACGCATCAAGCGGCTGGAGGAGGCGGGGGATTTGATGGTGCAGCATTTTTACACTGACGAACCACGTTCCGAAATGTGGGAGAAAGCCAAGGAGGCCAAGCTGTGAGCGCAATGAATTGTATTGGAAAGATACTCAAACGGTTTCTTGGAATTGCGTGTTCTCATTATTGGCAACCGCTAAACGACAGTTTCCATGGCTCACATTCTCACTGGGACGTTGCATTCAATGTTAAAAGAAAATGGAAATGCATCCATTGCGGTAAGCAGACGCTTTCAGCAAATCCAATTAGCTTCATCAATCAAAATAGAAACAAAGCCAAGGAGGCCAAGCTGTGAGCATTGAAGAACGAATACTGAGGATGATTCCAGTTTTGGATCTACCTTCAGATCAAAAAGAACTCCGCGCAATCGCTCTCGACGCTCGCAAGCTGGAGGATCGGATTAAACAGTTGGAGCAAGAGAACGACGCAATGCGAGCGGATCTGCTGTTGTGGGACAAAGCTGGCATCGGATTCACAACGGAGGACAAGCCGTGAATCTCACCGATTCCCAGCGAAAGATCCTCATCAAAAAGCTCCATGAGGTCTGGAAAGGAGGCAGACCGTGTCCCATCTGCATCACCCCCACCAAGTGGGGCATTGGAACCCTCGTCGAGGTCCGAGAGTTCAACGAAGGTAATCACTGTCCCGGTGCTGCAATTACTCCGCTGATCCAAGCTCAGTGCAACAACTGTGGGTACACCGTGTTGTTCAACGCCATCGGTCTTGGCGTCGTTGACCCAGACACCGGCAAGGTAAAGGAGGCCAAGCCGTGAGAACATCAACCGAAACACTGATCGCCGCCATGCGGATATTGTCTCAGGATATTCAATCCGAGGACGGCGCGGCCAACGCGGCAGTCGCTGAAGCGGGAGAGCGACTAGCGGAACAGCATATGCGCATCGCCAAACTAGAGCGAGAGAACGACGCCATGCGAGCGGATCTGCTGCTGTGGAATGAGAAGGAGGGGAAGCTGTGAGCGATCATATTCCTGACCTCACGAAAATGATCGGAGAGACAGCGTGCAATGCAACACCACGAGAAGAACTTCGCAATCAAATCATGTCTTCGGTCATTCCAAAAAATGAAAGAGAGTGGTGGGCCAATAGAACCATTGAACAACTCGAACGCGAACTCAACGCAGCCAACAACCGCATCAAACAACTCGAAGCCAAAGTGGATGAACTCCATGACCTCGAGAAATGGTTGGAGGGAAGATGATTGTACCCATCGGCCCTGCCGCATTCGTGTTCCGCCACAATCGAACCGGCCAGATTGTCGTCGCACCCAGCGAGCGGTGGCATGAGTACTACGACAACAAAGAGGACTGGGAACACACCGCGAGCGTGAATGCTTGCGGAGCTTTGCAGTACATCATCGACGCCAAACCGGCTGAGAGGAAACGATACATCAAGTCACTTACGGAAAAGCCATGACCTACTCACAAGCAGGCCAATTACCTCACCATCAGTACTGCTTCGTCGAAGCATGCTTCCTCGGATTGTCCGAGATAGCATTCATCCCCTGCGTCTGGTTCGGACTGGTATCCATACCCGGCAGAATGTGGGGCTGCACCATCATGCTCGAATGCGGAGCGGTCTATCGCGCCGTTCCACCCCACGCCATAACGTTTAGCTCCGATCCAGAGCTTTTATGGACACCACAGCAAGCCCAGCGGTGGGACTGCTACGGAACCGACTTCACCACCATCGAGTACACCTTCCTGCGAGGACTCGAATGCCAAGTCAAATGCGCCGATCAAATCACCACCGGCGACTACCTCTTCACCGCTGCGCCTATCGGCGATAGCTGGAGCCGCCAACCCAACCAAGCCAAGGAGTTCATGTTCATCCGAACCGATGGCGAACGGCTCACCATCCAACCCACCGACAAGGTCATATTCATCGAGAAGTCATTCACCGAACCACAATGGCCCACCGGCCTGCGAACCACCGACAAAATCTACACCTGCGAATAAAACCATGAAAAAAGAAAAGATGACGCGAGTCGTCACAATCGATACGCAGCTCCATGACGACCTCAAGGAGTTCTGCAACCGCAACGGACTGAAGATCCAATTTGTCGCTCGGGAGGCGCTAAGGAAGTACATGGAAAGCAAGCACACGACGCAATCAAGTGCTGCCCAATCCGCCTCATCCTGCGCCGCTACCGCCCAGTAGCGATTCGTACCGTGTGGTACGGACAACACCCTTCGGCCACCATGAAGCGGCGGTCGGAGGGACAAATTTCCTAAAACTATGAATCTAAGAGAATACCAACAGAAAGCAGTCGAGTGGGCCAAAACTGACGATGGCCTGATCATCGCACCGGCAGGCAGCGGCAAGACATGGATTGCCGCGAGCATCATCCAGTATTTTCACAAACATCAATCCATAGGAAGATTCGGCTGGCTTGCTCCAACCCGTGAGACATGTCAGCAAGCGCGCACATCGCTCCGCGTTGCTGGTGTACCTGACGAGATTGTGGATATCCGCTGTCCGCATGAATCAGTGGACTTCAGCAAGAAGGACATGCTGATCGTGGACGAAGCAAAGCACAGCCCTGCTGCCGGATGGCGTCGCATCATCGAGTCCTGTAACGGACCGCGTTATGGCTTTGATGCGACTCCATGGTGCGACGATGAAGAGCGCAACGCCGTAACTCGAACGCTCTTCTTCAACCGCACCTACGAAATCAAGCGCAGCGACATCGGCGATTCATTGGCCGACGCTTACCTCGAAATCAGCGATGCCACCGACCTCAACATCCAGCAGAAGATCGATGACAACATCGACCGACTCTTCAATGCGCGGCGTCGGTACATGCGGATAAGTGACGACGAATTGAAACGCATGTGCGCCTGGGAATCGCTCGTTGAAATCGGCATCTGCGAGAACCGCGAACGCAACGATTACGCCATCAATTACGCGCTGGAGCATCTCGACATGCAGACGCTTATTCTCATCCCGCGCATCACGCTTGGCGAGGAGTACGAAAAGCGCATCCCTAGTTCGCTCCTCGTCCATTCGAAGATCGGCAAGAAGCAGCGCAAGGCGGCGATGGAGGAGTTCAAGGCTGGCAACCTACGAACCATGATTGCCACATCACTGGCCGACGAAGGACTCGATCTTCCGAATGTCGAACTGCTCATTATGGTGAGCGGAGGTCGGTCGTCGCAGAAGACGATTCAAAGGGCGAGTCGCGCATTGCGAAAAACAGATTCCAAAAACTGTGCGACAATCGTTGATTTTTCGGACAAGTTTCATCCCATCGGAGCGTTCCACGCAAAGAAGCGAATGAAATGCTACCGTGAACTAGGTTGCGTTTTCCAATGAGTGCATCAATTACAACAACGAATGAAACAGCCACGCCCACAGAGAACGTGGTTTATCTGATCGGCGAACTGCGAGGCATCAGCCGTCAAACCGAAACCAAGACAGGCGCGCTTATGGTGCGCCGCGTTATATCCGTCGCTCGTCATTGGACGGATGCGGACGGCAGGTTTCACGAAGATTACGATGAATTCGAGCTGTCCTCATGGGGGCAGGTTGCGGAGAAGATTATCGAGATTCAGAACGGCGCTCTAGTGCGAGTCAAAGGCCGCGTGAAGGTCGAGAAATGGAGTGATGGCGGTGAAACCAAGAGCGCTGTGCGTATCGCGGCGGAACAAATAACGGTCCTTTGCTACTAAAATGAAATCAAACCAAACAATCGTTGCGGTCGATCCTGGTGTGGGAGGCGGATTCGCGGTCAAAACAGCAGATGAAATTTTGCTATTTCCAATGCCTGAATCATTGCCCGACATGGCGCAACTACTAAGCGGATTCAAATTAGCAGATAGCCACTTGTGGATTGAGAAGGTTCCCAAGTTCGTGTCCAAGCTGACACCCGCCGCGAGTGTTGCGACACTCCATGAAAACTACGGCATTATCCAAGGACTGGCCTACGCTCAAGGGTATGCGCTTCACCGTGTAGAGCCGAAGATATGGCAGGATCCTCTTGGACTCGGAGGTAGAAAGGCGTGTGCCACCGGGCCTGAGTGGAAGCGAAAGCTACGCGCCAAGGCTCAGGAGTTGTACCCACATCTGGATGTCAGTCTCAAAAACTGTGACGCCCTGCTCATTCTCCATTACGCTCAAGGAGGCGGACGCTGATGAATGCGACGATAACCATCCTTCCACAACACCCTAGCAATAAACGCGGCAATTCGGATGACGTGTTTTTCAGACCAGTGTGGTTTTGCAAGATGAAGCAATTCGTGAATCACCGTGTCGATTCGATCTTTCTCGCTTTGTCTCGGATCGATTTCGATCAAGTTTGTGTCCATCCACACCTGACCGAACGCATTTTCGCGTCCAAGTTTCTTCTCAACGATCTTAACCCTTGTGACGGATTTCGCTCGCTTCACGCATGAACGCTCCCATGAAGTTCTTCAAAAACAAACGCCCAACTAACGAAGAATTCAAACAAGCGTGTGTCGCCGCATTCGCGATGGGCGTCGTCATCACCAGCGCGTACTTCATTCTCTTTGTCCTCAAATGAGCCAAGAACTCGAAGACATCAAAGAAGAGCTGGCAGAGTACAAATGGATTTCCAAGGAGCTTGCGAAAGCACTTGGCTGCGGATGCACAATCGGAGGAGACTTCGACCTGTGCATTGACTGCACCGACACACAGAAAGCATACAAACGAATACAGAAAATATATGAGCCTAAACAGTGCGAACAAAATAGTCAGAATCGCTGAAGCCGATGAATCAACGCCACGCATCGATTTCGCGTACATCGACAAGAAGTATAAGGAATGGCTTGTCCGCCGTGGATTCGCCAGCGAAGAGCAAACTGAACTCGGCATGCGACGTTCCGGCGGTCGTCGCAGTCGTGCGGTCAAACGAATCAATTCCGATGAAAGCATCTGAAATATCCCGAGAACAACTCTTGAAGGAAGCTCCGCGCCTCATTGACTATGCGATTCTTCGAGGTTGGATGAGCAAGCCAGCGAAGCCAAAACGCAGCGTGGATGGCGGATGGCAAGCGGTTGGAGTCGGCCATCTCGACGACGCTTCTGAAGATGAAATACAAGAACTCAGGAAACAGCTCAGTGGAAGTTGAACTCCTGTCCGACGACGTAGAAATACGCATCGGAGAAACCAAGTGGTCAGGCGTGGCCTACATGCGCGAGGGCAAGGCCAAGATCTACGTTCGAACGAAAGCTGAATTCAAAGCTAAGTTCGTCCTGATAGATGCGAAGCCCTAAACTTTACATCGCCGCACAAGAGCAGCTCTTTGCGAAGTTTCAGTCACGCTCCATCGCCATTCAGCATTGGAGCAAATATCTGATGACTCCCAAAGAGCTTGCTCTCCTTTTCAGCAAGTTAGAGAAATCAAATTCAGTCCTCTCCGAAATCGCCAAGACTGATCTTGGTCGAAGCGGGGAAATAGCGAGAAAACAACTTGGAATCGAATGAATCAATCAAAAGTAGATCGTGCGCGCGCATGGCTTCGTAACACGCCAGGAGCCGTCTCAGGTCAGAATGGGCATGGAGCAACCTTCGCAGTAGCAACCTCGCTCATACACGGTTTTGAGCTGAATGCGGGGGATGCTGAAACGCTCATGCATGAGTACAACTCGAAATGCCTCCCACCGTGGAAGCCGCATGAACTGGCCCACAAGCTGAGCGAGGCTGCAAAAGTAGCGCACGACAGGCCGCGCGGATGGCTTCTGGAATCGCATCCCGGTATCGGCCAGGGTGGCACTCCCGTATCTCCAACCGGTAAGTTCGTGGTGCGTAAGATCCAAGCAATTCCGCAATCGGACTTTCGATTTTCAACCATAGATTTCTTAAAAGCCTGCTTCGAACCGGACGAAGTTGTCTGCATCTGCAATGACATCGTAAGCGACGAGGAAGGTCGGACTCGACCAAACTCCAAAGGCACGTTCCTCAAGCGCGACGAATGGATTGAGAAGCATTTCACGCCGCCAATTAGTTCCATGTGGAACGGTCCTGACAGTCGTGGCGCATACGTCCGCGTAAACCCGTGCTTCGATGAGAGCGGTTCTGATTCCGGCGTAGCAGCATTCCGCCATGTCCTGGTCGAGATGGACGAGAAGACCAAGGACGAGCAATGGACGATCCTCAAGGAGTCGAAGCTGCCGCTATCTGTCGTCATCGATTCCGGCGGTAAGAGCCTGCACGGCTGGGTGCGCGTCGATGCAGCGAACAAGGAGGAATGGAACGAGCGTCGTGATGTCGTTTATCGCCAGCTAGAGACGCTCGGCATCGATCCGAAGAACAAGAACGCGAGCAGGTTCAGCCGTCTTGCCGGTGTGATGCGCGATGGCAATGAGCAGAAGCTGTTGGCCATCAATGTGGGTTCTGTGAATTGGGATGCGTTCACGGACTATCTTGAGTCGCAGGACATGCCTCAGGAGTTCTCGCTCGATAGCATCATCGAGTACGACCCAAAGAATGATCCTGACAATCTGATCGGAGACAGATGGCTACGTCGCGGTTCATCGCTTCTCTTCGTCGGCCAAAGTGGTTGCGGCAAAAGCTCAATGGCCGCGTATCAGGGGATGAAGTGGGCGTCCGGTGAAGCGTGGTTCGGTGTAAAGCCTGTTCGCGCGCTGAAGGTGGCCTACATTCAAGCTGAGAACGACATCGCCGATCAGCATGACGCGCTCAAAGGCGCTGCTCAGATGACGTTCGGAAAAGAGAACTGGGAGCGAGGATTGCGGAATGCGAACATGCTCTTCTTCCGCGAAACGGTTCGAACCGGGGCTGACTTCGCCGTGATGTTGCGCCGCTTAGTCAGGAAGACTAAAGCCGATCTGGTCTACATCGATCCGCTGCTCTCCTACATGGGCGGCAATCCTGCGGACATTGAGGTATGCGCGAACTTCACGCGACATCTGCTCCAGCCGATTATGATGGAGACAGGCGTTGTCCTAGTACTCGTCCATCACTTCCCTAAGCCGAAGGGCAAGGACGACAAGCCGGAGAGCGTGGCAGATTTGGCCTACTCAGGATTCGGATCGTCGGATCTGACGAACTGGGCGAGAGAGGTGATTGTGATGAAGGAGGTTGGCTTCAACAATCCGCGCAAGTTCATGCTTGGCATGGCGAAACGGGCAGACCGTTCCGGCATGACAGACAAGGACGGAAAAGTCACCGGATCGATTATGATCCAGCGTGGAACAGGCGGCGACATCTCATGGAACTACGCGGAGCCTGAGAAGTTCGTCGTTGATAAGGAGTCGGCGAAAAAGCCGTACTCCAAAGGACGATATCCTAAGCGTTAGCCTTCTCACGCATGGCGCGGCGACGGCCTTTCGCAGCGAGCGATTGGAACTTCGCCTTGCCGTATTTTTTGCGGCCAATGGCTGCACTTAATGCAGCAGGATCTTTCACACCCTTCTTCTCAAGCTGACCAACGAGTTTCTCGTAACGTCCGCCACCGCCAAGTTTCATCTTGTCCATAAATTCAAATAGGGTTTGAGGTTAAAACCGACAGAACAATCGCCAGAATCCAAGCGGCGCAGGACCAAAATTTAGGCGTCGTCTTGTCCTTCGCACTGGCGCAGTTATGCCGCGCGCGGAAATTCTTACGACGCTCAGGATTGTCGCGTTTGATTTCCATGTTCGGATCGCCGAACCGAACGATGACAACCTTGCCAGCCGGATTCTTGACGTACACCGCACTCTTCTTCCGCTCGCCAGGAGTGTAGAACGGCTTGTTGAGTGTCACCTTCTTGCCCTGATAGGTGCTTCTACCTTTTTTGGAGAGGGAGGTTTTCATCGTTCAAGGTTCTGAAGTTCATCGATGTCTGGAGCATCTTCGCCCTCAGTGACAGCAATCGCTGCGGCTGTTCCACGAAGAACAGCATTCAACTCATCCTTCGAGAACCTGCCAATCGGCTTCATCGCAAGCTCTCTCAACTGGGGCGTCGAAAGAACGTGAGCCGCTATCTTGTACCTCACGCCGGGAGTTAACTTGGCAACTCGCACAGCCTGATTTGCCACCCCAATAGGTCCAACCCTTGCAAAACCTCCAAGAGCTTCACCAGTTGCAGCGCCAAGTCCCCTAATGACCGCCTCTGCAAATGGGTCGTTAGAAGCCACTGGAGTCTTTAGTTTTTCAAGGCGAGCAACATTTTCCAAAACAGCCTTAAGTTTAGAAACTTTTCCGGTTCCAAGAATTGCGTCAGCATAGTTTCTAGTTTTGCTTGCTTTTCCGACAATCGACTCCCCAGTAAGTTCAGACGCCAACTGCTTTGAATTTAGAACACCCGATTCAGAATACTTCCTGATCAAGTCGTCAACATATTGAAACTGAAGTTGCTCGACGAGCATCGGGCTTTCACGACCAATCATGTCGAGGGCAGCACGGCTTTGTTCAGGGGTGTATGTTTCATCAACAATTCCGCTAATGAATTTTTTTGGATTCTGAGAAACAATGTCCGTCACATCGCTGGAAGACGCTTTCTTTAGCGCACCAAGAATTGTTCCCCGCAATTGCTTTTCCATCTCCGCCTTCTTTTTTATGGCATCAGCGATGGTATCCATGATTGTCAAATCCCTTCTTCCAACTGCGTCAGACAAAAGTTTTGCGTCAACCGTGAGACTTGAAATTATTTTGTTAGGATCAAGACCCGCTAGCGCGGATTGCTTTTTTGCCAACTTCGCAATTTCTTTCGCATTGGGGAAGAATTGGCTTTGGATTTCAGGCGCAAGTCCGTTGATGTAGTTGACGACTTTTGAAACCGAAATCTCGCCTGTAACCGGATCAAGGCCAGACTTTGCGGCCTGATTGAAGAGATATTCTTTCGCGGCAGAATCGATTGCTGTAGCGTCTTCAGGTCGAGCTGCACTCTTAATAGACTCCAGAAAAGTCGGAGCATCGGCAGACTCTAAATTCCTAGCGATTGACGCAGGTCCAGCGCCACCTTCTGCGCCAACATTTTTAATAATTGACTGAACCTGTTTTCCTAAAAAATTATCCGCGTTTTCTCGGTGAAACTTGTTGGCATTTTGAAACTGCGTTTTGAACTCCTTGTCTGCCACTCCGTCAACCGCAGCCTCGATATCTTTAGTGAAAGCATTATACAGTTGTTTTTTTGCTCGGTCGGAAATTCCAGGCAAGATGGAATCGTTTCCGATAGAGTCACCGATGATAGTCCTGTATTTTCTCATGGCATCAATTGACTGCTCTGGGGCCATGTTCCCAATTGCTGCTACATACTTTTGAGTTTCAGCGGGATATGTGGACGGTATACCCTGTGTTGTTACAGTTGAAGGCTTGCTAACAACTTTTCTTCCAAATTGATCGACAATAAGTGACGACTCTTCTGGTGTCGTCCTCAAAGATTGAATTGCCTCTGCGTCAATATCGTTGGCCCACTCAACAATGTTTGATGTTTTTGATTTTAACTGCTGATAAGTTGGGTTTGCTCTAAGACCGTTAAAGTTTTTGGCGTCTGTTTGTTTGAAAAAATTATATCCAGCCTGCTCAACATTTCGAAAAATGTTCCCAAGAAACGATGGTGTTGATGCGGTTCCAGGAATCAGCGCATTTGCTTGGTTCTGAACATCAATCAAACCTTTGTCGATTGAAGGCTTCAACTGCGCTGAAAGCGTTCCGATTGCGTCTTCGTAAGGCTTAGAAACGGCTCCAAGTCGCCCCCTCAAAATATCGACAGCACTCTTTGCCAGCTCGTCGGTTGTGATTCCAGTGTTCTTTCCGCCAAGCTCGGTGGCATTCAGGACGATCAGCCTCTTAAGGCTTTCCATGTGTTGAGGTGTCACCTCTGCACCAACTGGGGCGTTCTTGATTGCTTCGACAAGTCCCGGCTCGCCAATTGCCTCAGCAACACCGAGTGGAACTCTTACGCCAGTAGAAGACTCAATGGTGTCCCGAATCTGCGAAGTCTCCAGAGAGCCAACGCGAGGAGCGTAGCGAGGTCGAAAAAACGTCGTTGCTGCACCCCTAAATCCACCTCCAGTAAGAAACTCCTTTGCAGCGATTGCAGGCTTAACAAACTGCCTAGCCCCAGCGGCGAGAACGGGAACGCCCACCTCACTGATAAGTGGGCCAAGAGCTGTTCCAGCCAGAATGTTTTCGCCGAGCGTTTCAGCAGCTTTTCCGTATTCTCCGCGAGCAAGTTCAGGCAACGCTTCTACCGCTCCAGTTGCAGTGCCACCCGCTCCACCTCCAAGTGCTTGAGCGCCTGAACGCTCAAGAAATTGACCAGTGCGAGCCAGCCGTGTAGCTCCTCCCGCTGCGGTCATTCCAGCGGCAACCTCTGGAACCGCTGCGGCAAGAAGTTCAGGGGCAACTATTCCAGCTCCAGTAGCGGCCTGAAATCTTGCTGCCTGACGAAACTTTTGACCTTCGGGGGTTTCAGCTCCAGCAACAGGCGCGCGAAGAACTTCACCCCCAGCAAGTCCAGCACCTCCCGCTCCGAGTCCGCTGAACGCCTCCTTTAGCGTTCCAAGAAAACCCTCTTGCTTTCCAACATCCTTCGCATCCTGAACCGCTTGTTCGAGCTGTTGAGGAGAACCAACCTGAGCTTGAACCTGAGCAGGAGTTAGCGCGGAGACTTGGCCAGCCTCCTCACGCCGACGCATCTCAGCGATGGTGGCTGGACCTGATGGCTGCGCCGATCCACGCAACGCAGACAGAACATCGGATTCAGTCGGCTGCGAGTCGGACTCCAAAACAACGCGCTTGCGAACGCCGTTGTCGTTAACCGTTACAGCAAATTTTGGCATAGGTTATTACGGTATGACTTCAACGGATTCAATCTTGATGCCACCAGACGAAGGTGCGGCAGTGGTGGATTGCTGCTGACCAAACGGAGTCAGAGGAAGCTTGTAACGACCAACAAGATCGTTAGCCAACTTCACTTGCTCACGGGTAATTTTGTACCTCGTCTTAAACGAATCAATCGTGTTCCACAAATCTTCCGCCGCAAAATTGGCGAAGTTGTTAACATCGTTGGCGAAGTTGTTGCTCTTAATGTCGCCGATAGCTTTTTTGAGTCGGGTTCCTTCAGACTGAGTGACTGCTTTTCCTGAAGTAGCGAATGCTTCTTCGTTAAAAACCTTTTGAAACCTTTGAAGAAGTCCATAGGCATTCTTCTCCTCATCAGTCTTAGCCTCCTTTGTTTTTCTGAGAAGCTCCTCAAGATTTCCGTCAATAATGCCGACGTACTTTTGAATTTTTCCTTTTCCGTACGTTTGTTCGAACTTGTTCAGCTCATCGATGAGTTTTGAAGAGTTTCTCGCCGTAAGTTCGTCACCTCGAATCTGACGTCCATCTTCTTGCTGAGGGTATTTCCAATCATTTTGCATCACATTGTTTTTGATTCCTGAAGCAGTGCGAGCATCGGGTGTCCCAAACAGCTCTTGCCAATCCGCCACGGCATCATTTGCAATGGTTATTTTCATGCTGTCAGAAGGATTGATACGCCCCGCTCGACGAGCCTCGACATTGGTACGAGCAGTTTTAATCCGTTCCTGAAGAGGAATTTTTTTATCCAACAGAAAAACCTCTTCTGACATTTCTGTGCCAAGGTCTTTGATTGTCTGCCTTTCCTTCATCTGCTCCCTGATGACAGGAAGATTCGTCCGGTAAACCTCTTCGTTAATTTGGCCGGTCTGAGGGTCGAAAACGTCGATACCTTGTTTCTGCATCTCCTCGATGCTGTCTGCTCTAAGTTTATCGAACTGTTCGCGAGCCTTGATGATTTTCGCTCGCGGAGAATACTGCTGAAGACCTTGATAGGCTCTAGTCGCCTCCTGATTGAAAACCTTTGACCTGAAGCGAGGAAGCGCAGGCATTGGAGACTTCAGCTCAGGATCGTTGAAATAGGTTCCAACATCCTCGTTGAACTTCTGAAACGTGTCGTACTCCGCAGCTTGAGCCTCCTGCTCCGCCAACGCCTGAGCATAAGCATTCGACTGAATCTTGTTCTGAAGATCGTACTGCCGTTGCTGCATGACCTGCTGGGCAGCGTTCATCTGCAACTGCTCCATCATCCGCTGCTGCGTCTGCGCGCGGTCGAACAGCGATGCGCCTAGCTGAAACGCTTGAAGAGATTGGTCGGCCATAAGATTTAGAGTCCGAAATTGGACGAGCTGTATTCAGGGAATAGGCTGGTAGATTGCGGCCCTATTTCAGAGGTATTTGTTCTCGGGAAAGAATAAAGCTCAGGATCGTTCTGGGGATTGTAAGACGATGGCGGTCGATATCCTCCTGGCAGTTGAGACATCAACGCACTCGAAATTCCATATTGCGACAGCGCACCGCCAACCTGACCACCAAATCCAGTGACAGCACTCTGCAACGCTTGCTGCATCGGAGAAGCGGAAGCAGCGGCCTGAGCGGCTTGCAAATCGCGTCCATACTGAAGCTGTTGCTGTTGCTGCATAAATCCAATCCGCTGAGACGGAGTGATAAACATGCTACTCACCGAGAATGGCTGAACCATTCCAACAGACCGCTGCTGCTGAATGAAACTCTGAGCTTGAGCCAGACCCTGATTCTGAAGCTGCATCCCAGTCAACCCCAAGTCGCGAGCGGTTAGCGCACGACCGAATCCAGATGCGCCGCCAAATCCTCCAGACAAAGCTCGTCCAGCGGCAGAGCGTTGAACCTGAGCAGAAACCTCTGGTGAGATTTCGCCTCGCAAGGCCGACCCAATGTTCTTGCCAGCCTGCTGAATCAACTGGTCATAGCCTGGAATCGCGCGACGAAGCTGCGCCTCAAGCTGAGACTGCTCAGCGGCGGTCGTCTTGGTGGCCAACTCAGTTGCAGGCTCAAGCGATGCGATATTCTGCTGAATCGCCTTTTGCTGTTCTCCAGCAAAATCAATCGGCTTCAATTCTGGAACCTTTGGCTTCTTTCCGCCAAAAAGCCCACCAAGCAGGCTTCCCGCTGCGGAAATTCCTGCTCCACCCAAAATTGAACCTACAAGTCCTATTGCCATAAATTATCCTTTTGGTTCAGAACCATTGCGAGAATCCACCGCCATTCAATCCTACACCGACCATGCGTATCGTTGCGACAGCGTCGCCCAGATACTGCATCGTCTGCTCCTGCACAGCTTGAACCGCTTTGGCTTCGTAGGCCACTGCTTCCTGAATCAAATCGTTCTCTTCCTTTCGAATCGCCATGACCATCAGCTTGATGGCATCAGCGCACGGAGGAATAAGGTAGTCATTGACGCTCGTCGCGTTGATGTGGCGCATCTTCGCCATGACCGTCACCGGCTTATCCTCGTCGTTGTTACAACGATCTGTCAGGTAACTGCGACGATACTGCGGCAAAGTTTCATCAGGGTCGTAAACTGCCAGATCCGTTTCCAGAGCGGTCGTCGCATCGTACTCGTACAAGCGGCTGACCGTGTTCGTGGCCTCACGAATGACGCCGGTCAGTTCGATAAATTTCTTGGTAGACTGAACGTACGGCAAAGCGAGCGTCAGCTTTTCTCCGTCAATCCACGCGCCACCGGACTGCGTTCGAATCCACTGACCGTTCTGATCGACACCTTGCAGCGTGATGGTTTTGCCGACATCCGAAGCGTCGCCAGGGTAGACTCGAAGATAGCTGTTAGTACCGCCAGACATGTCGCGGTAAGAAACCACAGTACCACGATCAATAAGCTGCTTCCCAACGCACACTTGATTGCCATTGAGAAGTCCATATCCGGTTTCCTGAAACTCGAACCATTGATTGCGAACCGTTCCGACTCCGCAGCAGTCAGCTACAGCCTCGATGGTTTCGATCTGTCGCGGCCAAGTGATGCAGCCACCTACGGTGTGAATCGTGAAGCGTCCGTACGCTCCAGCCCACAACCCCTTGTGTAGAAGCCTTCGACACGCCTGATTGATGTAATCATAAACGCGCTGATCATCGACACATGTGCCGATGACCCGAGCGATTGTGGAGCGAATGTCCTGAACGATTAGCTTCATTTGGTGTAGTAGACTCGGCCAGTTCGCTTGATAAAGTAAACACCGTAAAACGGCGGCAGGTTGTTATGGGCCGCATCACCCCCAGTGGATGAGGTGGCTACATTCGCTGTAGTTCCATACTGAACACCGTTGGCTCCGCCGTTATTTGCATCCGCAGTTACAAGCGGGAAGAAGTTGTGAGCGTGGGCAGGCATCTCAGGAACTGTCAGCGTGTGCTTGTCCTCGCCGACAACAGAAGTTGTGGTGGTAGTTCCTTGAACAGAAACAGCGCCGCTTGCGGCAAAAGCACCAGCACCGACCGGGAATCGAGCGTCAAACGCGTTGTCAAGTTGCCACATCGAACCGGCGTAAGGATTGCCAGAGTAGACAGTTCCATCTCCGCCATCGTACGACAGCACATCAGTGCTTGTTCCAACAAAAATACGACGCTCAGAACTTCCAGCCGCAACCGGATTTTGGCGCGCCCAATATCCGCCGTTGAACACCCACCAATTCCCATTCTCATCCAACCACGGATAAACCTGATTGTTCAGCGCAGGAGTCGTAGAACCAAAGTTGAAGAACGAGTTTCCAATCGCGCTGTTGAACGTCGCCTGAGTGCCTCCGATGATATCGTTGGCCAACTGTTGGTAGTTGGACGGACAATAATTGTACGGAAGGCTTGGAGCTGTGAGCGTGATGAGCGTTAGATTTGCCATACTATTCCGATGAGTAGAGAAGTGGATTTATGTCGCAACCTTCAAGAATCTTGCACCCCTGGAATGTCCTGCACTCGCCAACGGCAGATTCCTGAACGTCGTAAGCGTGAACTCGAATGCTCTTGATGCGGCAGTAACCGGAAATCGAGATGTTAAGCTGAACCTCGTAAAGATTCCTGGTCGGAGTGCTGATCGTGGAATTACACGGGATATCCGTAGGAGTCGGCAACCGCATCTTCGGCCTGTACTGAGGCTGAAAGTTGCTTATCGGACAAAGGTTATCACACTGCGTCGTAATCGCGCACTCACTCCATTCCGCCCACTCAAGCCAGCTAGGGTATTGGTCAGGGCGATACTCCACGTTAAATCCGACGTTGCCATCTAGCGAGTCGATGAAAATGTCGCCCGAATCGAGCTTCTTCAGTCCGAACGGAAGCTCGAAATTGTAGGCGCGAGTCTGAACCAACCATTGAATCTCCTTCTTTGGATCGGATAGATTCGAATCGAACTTGCTGGTCTTGCTGACCTCCCAAATCTGGATTGTGTTGTCCGATCCGCGAGCGATTGCGAAACAAGCGTCTCCGTAAGCGTTCTCGGTCTTGAGAATCTGCAACACATCCAATCCGGTCCAGATTCCAGCCCAAGCAGGAGGAAATTTTTTCCTCAGCGAGGTAATCAGATCGAAATCAAGAACCATCAACGCCTTGTGGATAACTCCGTCAGCCCTGTAACGAGGCTGTCCAGTCATCAGCAGCCGGTTGTCAAACACAACCGCAGAACTGGCCCACAGCAAATTCGTCTGATCGTTCTCTGCGATATTTAGGATTTCGTTGCTGATGGGTGTATTCCCCCAATCGTTGAACGAACGACGAGCGATGATGAACGAGCGAACTCCATCGACAGCTCGGTAGAAAACGTCTCCGTTAACCGTGATGGCAGACCTAGAGCCAAGCGCGCCACTGGTCAGCAAGCTAATAGCCTGAATCGGATAATTCAGGTTCTTCCAAGTATCACGATCTACTGGAGCTTGGATGCTGAAGACGTATCGCGGAGTGAAGATAAGAAGCGGTCCTTGCCCAAGCGACGTATCTGGATTGCCGGGGACGGCCATTGCCGTGATGCCTCCTGAATCCGACGGAACCGCGAAGTCTCCGCCCTCATTAAGGAAGGTATTCTCGGTTTCCTTGAGAACACTGGCTCGCGTTCCATCCCCATAAACGATGTCAGTCGCTCGAAACGAAAACCCGTCAGGAAGCGCGTACCAGATGCGTCCATTGACGTAGGACATAATCTTCCCGGTCTTTATTTCGTCGTCGGTTGCGCGGCGCAGATTCGTTCCGTTGAAAATCAACGGCTTGCTGAATCCATCTTGAATGACGACAAAGTTCTCCGCTTGAACCATCCATCCATCAAGCAGGTTGGAAGGATTCTCAAGATTCGGAGAAACCGTCAAATTCTGGGCGTTATTTTGAAGGCAGTCGTAAAGCCACACTTTACCACTGATCAGCATCAGAATGAACGTCTGACCGTTGTCTCCAATGTACGGAAGCGCGCACTGGAATGTGCCTGTCAGACTTTGAGAGCCATAACAATTCTCCGACCATCCATCAGCCGTCACGTTGGTTTGATCCGCCGTAACCTCAGCATTGTCCGCTGTAATCGTCGTGCAGAGATTGTAATCCTTCTGAACGAAACCGGGGCGAGGAGAAATGAAACTCTGCCGGAAGCTGGCGTTCACCGCAAACGCCACCTGATTCTTGTCCACCTCAGACGGCATGACACCGGCATCAATGCCACCTTCAAAGGTGACAGATCCGTCCGTGTACCTCCGTGGTGCGCGTTCGCTCATGGCTTAAGCCTGAATCCGTTGGATTGAGAATGAAGCTCCCTCTCGAATGTAATATGTATTTAGAGAACTAGTCGTAACTAAAACCTCATAGTAATCACCAATCGATGCCTGATCTATGTACTGAATAAAAAATGGTCCAACTAAACCCGTCGAGTTTGTTGACTGAATATTTGCAGGTCCAATATCGGTCGTTCCATTTTTTCTAATCTTAAAAGAAACCGTAGATGATGTTCCCGTATCTGCACTTAACATTAAGGCAACATCTATTCGGTAATAACTTGCAAGAGCTGCCGTAAACCGACCTGTAGCCGCAGTAAATCGTGATGCGGTATCAATTCCAGTCCAAGATCCAGACGGAAATTCTGTCAAACTAAACGGATTCTTAGTTAAACTCGGGCCGATTTGCGGCGCACCAGCACCAACAGTTCCGCTTACCCTCCGCGTAAAAGTTTCATAAACGAACGCCGCCGCAGCTCCCGTGGCAGCGATTGAAATAGTTCCAGCACCCGGCGTAATCGTGATGTTCGATCCTGCGGTCAGACTTGCCAGCGTGTATCCCGTTCCATTGCCAATGAGCAGTTGGCCATTGGTTGGAGTGGAGGACAGATTTGTTCCACCCTTCGCAATCGGAAGAACCCCACTGATGTCCGCTACAGGAACAGAGGCAACAGTCGAAACAGCACCAAATCCAACAGATCCTTGAGTCTTGAGGTAGCCAGCAGATAGCGAATCGAGAGCAGTCTCGTTCGTCAGCGTGGCGTCTGAAGTGCGGCAAATGTACGACGCGCCAACCGGAGCGCCGCCCGACGCACCAGGAGCGCCAGTCGCCCCAATCGCACCAGCCAGAGTGATAAGGGAATTAGCCGGAATCAGGGTGGTTGGAACAGCGTTGGCGATTCCAAGGACACCCGCAGCAGGGTTTTGAAGCGTCAGTTGCAGTCCATCAACCGACAGCACCTGCATGTATCCAAGACCCTGAATCGATACGAAGAACTGGCCAGCAACCGATTCTGGCAGAAATTGGGTATTATCTACGAAAACAAGGACGCTCGACCCAAGAGCCGGAACAAAAAACGAGGCTGTCGTGTAGGTGAACGAATCGATTCCGTTCGTGCCATTCGTACCGTTGGCTCCCGCAGCCCCTTGAGGGCCGGGGATATTCACGACTACCGGCTCGGAGTCGCAAGGCTGGCAGCAGCCGGATGAAGAAACAAGTTGCGACGGCATAATTTTCCTTTCGCAGAACCTCAAGTCCAGCGAGAACTATTGCAAGGCCAAACTATGGCAGAGCAAGCGTCTGAGCATCCACTTATTCAGCACAAGTATGGAATTCGTTCACCGGTCAAGATTCCTGACCTTGAGCTAGAGCTTTACGCATTCCGAAACCGGCTACAGCCAAACGAAGGCGGCTTAGGCACTTTCGATCATTTTCGTAACGCCACGAAAATGTTATGGCCGAAGATGAGCTGGAACCCGTGGCTGGAGGCTCAAGTCGAAAGTCTCTGCGAACATGACTACGTTGGCTGGGCGGGATGCGGCGCGAGCGGAAAGACTTTTGGAGCAACACTTTTCGCGACAGTCTGGTGGCTGGCCAACCCTTCCAAGACGACCGTCGTTCTGACATCGACGACCGCGAAGATGATCCGAAAGCGTATGTGGGCCAATCTTCAGGATCTTGTTCGGAAATCGCGCGGATTCCCCGGTAATATGGTCGATTCGAAGATGGCGCTTCAGGCCATCAAAGGCGACGACCGTCATTCGATTTCAGCTATTGCCGTCGCCGAAGGCAACACTTCGAAGGCGGTGGCCAACATTCAGGGTATTCACGCCGAGCGGGTGATGGTCATCATCGATGAGGCGACGGACACGCCCGAAGCAGCTTTCGAGGCTTGTACCAACCTTTCGAAGGGTTGCCGCGAGTTCAAGATGTTGGTTATCGGTAATCCGGCATCGAAGTACGATCCACACGGTCGATTCTGCACACCGGCAAAAGGTTGGCGCAGCGTAACGATTGAAGATCAGCATTGGCTGACCGAGCGCGGCATGTGCCGACGATTCGACGGCATGAAGTCGCCCAACATCAGCGAAGGGCGAACGAAGTACCCATACCTTATAACGCATGATCAGGTGTTATCCGCTATGCGACATGAGGGTGAGCAAAGCCCTACGTTCTGGAAGTACACGCGCGGATTCTGGAGTCCTGACGGCATGGTCAAGACGGTGCTGTCCGAATCACTGATCGAGACGCACACACCTACAAGAAAGTTGGTGTTTACTACGAATATTCAGTCGGTAGCCGGTCTTGACCCAGGATTTGGCGGCGACAGATGCGTTCTCCGCTTCGCCAAGGTTGGCACAGCAAACGACAAAGTAAGCATACTTTTTGGCGATGTGGTTCAGATATCTCCAAATGCACAACTAACTGAGCCTGTTCACTACCAAATAGCCAACCGTGTTAAAGAGGAGTGCAGCAAGCGCGGCGTGTCGCCCGACAGGTTCGCCCTCGATTCAAGCGGTGAGGGTGGTGGTCTTGCGGATATTCTAACCCGCGAATGGGGCGTCGTTCATCGCGTCGAGTTTGGCGGCTCTCCGTCAGCCATTCCGGTCAGCGATGAAGACAGTCGGCCATGCAATGAGGCATACGACCGCAAGGTGACTGAACTGTGGTTTTCGATGCGTAAATGGGTTGTCGAGGAGCGTGTTGGAGGAATGGACATTGAGACTCTTCAGGAGTTCTGCGCGCGCATGTTCGACGATTCCAAGCGGAAGATATCGGTCGAATCCAAGACCGTGATGAAGCAGCGAACCGGCAAATCGCCTGACTTGGCCGACGCAGCTACAGTCTTGCTTGATCTAGTTCGAAAAACCGCTGTCCTCGAACCGCGAGCAACCAGAATGGATAAAGTCTGGGAAAAACTCGTTCGGGATGCCGATTCAATCTACCACGACGAAACTATCGAAGAATGAGCAAGGTTACTGGATACAAGGTTCTCAACGAACACATGGTCATCCCCGGCGGATGGCATTACCGAGTGCCAGAGACTGGCATCGAAATCATGGGAGGATCATGGCCGCAGCTCCATGAGTTCGTTCGCAACCATTACACAGCGAACGCCATCGCCGTACCGAGCAACCTTGACACTTTAATCACCGAATATGCGTGTCGTAACGGTGCAGATTGCGCCTACAACGAGGTTGAACTTCCAAAACCAGAAGGCCGAAAATCGCTGCAAATTGGAGATGTCATCCGATTCAGCATGAGTTTGCTTCATGGCCTAACAGTCGGCGGCGGAAAAGTCGATCAAGCGGAGGCAAATCGACGCGCAAGCATCTGTTCAGGATGCCGTTTCAACCGGAAGCCGCTCGGATGCACTGGATGTAATGCTCGCGTTCTAAAAGACTCCGTAAAAACCTTCTCACAACACGGAAATACGCCGTATGATGAGCAGGTTCAGAGCTGTGAATTTTGTGGTTGCTTTATCAGGAGCATGGTGTGGTTTCCCATTGAAACACTCCATAAATTTACGGACGCTACAGAGAACGAAAACCTTCCGGCTCACTGCTGGAAAAAACGACCATGTACGGAAACCTAGCCCAACTGCCGCTTGAAACCATCAACGAAAACGGCAAAGCGCCTGAAACGCGCATAGCCGATGCGGCATCAGCTCGCGAAATTTTCCAGAAGCTGATCATGGCCGATCAGTTGCGGAACGTGACGCGCGCCAAGTTGCGCGGTCTTGTTGATGGTAACCCTCCGTACAATCCTGCCGAACTGCGCCGTAACAACCAAGCGTTCCGAACCAATGTGAACTTCCGCGAATCGGAAGCGTTCCTCACGTTGGCCATGTCTGCCTTCTACGATGTGTTCGCCGAGGTTCCGACCTATGCCAACATTCGCACCGCTTACGGCAACGACATGGATAAGCGGGAGGAGTGGTCGAAGATCATTACCGAGGAATTCGACCGTCTCCAGAAGATGGACAAAGACTTCGACTACCTCATGCAGCTCTCGCAGCGCGAGATGGTTCTCATTGGAGATGGCCCGTTGATTTTTGAAGACAGCACCGATTGGCGGTGTAAGGCCATCATGGCGACGGATCTTCTCGTTCCAGATGGAACCAAGTCGAACGTCAGCGACTGGAAGGTGGCTGCTGTCCGAACCCGCATGGGTGTCGATGATCTTTTCGAGAAGATTCAAGATGAGGAAGCTGCTCGCGCCGCCGGTTGGAACGTGGACTACGTTCGTCAGCGTATTCGCGCTGCGATGCCAGAACCGTATCGCTCTGGCGTTCAGTACGATTGGGAGTTCTTCCAGCGTCAGCTTCGCTCGAACGACATCACATTCTCGGCTCGCTCCGAGGTGGTCTTGATGTGCCACATCTTCTACAAGGAGTTCGATGGTCAGATCAGCCATGTCATCATCGATGAGCGTGACAGCGAGGACTTCATGTACAAGAAGCTGCGTCGCTTCAGCCGGTGGGAGCAGGTTATCCATCCGATGTACTACGACCGTGGCGATGGCGAGCATCATGGTGTAAAAGGCTTGGGCATCAAGATGCTCCAGGCGATGGAACTGAAGAATCGTCTGCGTTGCTCGATGGTTGATAGTGCATTCGCTCGCACCCAGATTCTCTTCCGCCCTCTCAACCCGAACGCTCTGAGCAAGACGAGCGTCGTTCAGCAAGGACCGTATGCCATTCTCCCGCCCGACTACGAAGTCATTCAGCAGAACATTGCTGGCGTTCTGGACGCTCCTATGGCGGTCAACGCGGACCTTGAGAATGTTCTTCAAGGCAACCTCTCTCAGTATCGCCAATCGCTCAACAAACCGTCTGGCAACCCGCGCACTGCCACCGAAGTCCAAGCCATCGTGGCACAGCAGTCAGCAATCGGTAAGACGCAGTTGAGCCGGTATTACAACCAGTTGGATTCTTTCTTCGAGGAGCGGTACAATCGCGCCTCAAACCCCAATCTGAACCCGATTACCAAGTCGGACAAAGACGCCATCGAGTTCCAGCGTCGGTGCAAGGAGCGTGGTGTTCCTGTTCAAGCGATGATAGACATCGATTACGTCGAGGCGACTCGCACGGTCGGCCAAGGTTCTCAGTTCGCTAAGCAACAGCTTCTTGGAACTTTGCTCGGTCTTGCCGGTTCTCTTCCCGAAGGCGGAAAAGTCAACCTGCTTAAGGACTACATCGCCGCTCAGGTTGGCCAACAAATGGTGGATCGTTATCTGCCTACTCAGATGCAGTCTGCTCGCGTTCAAGATCAGGCCGCTCTTGCCGTGCTGGAGCATTCCTCGCTGCGCCAAGGCAACATGGCAATCGTCACCGATACGCAGAACCACATCGTTCACATCGACACGCATCTTGCTGCCGCGAACGAGGCTGCTGCATCGCTTCAACAGGGTGGAAATCCGCAGGAGATTGTCCTCTTCCTCCAAGGCATCGGTCAGCACGTTCAGCAGCACTTGCAGCGCCTGTCCACCGATCCTTCACGCCGTCCGCAGGTCGAGGCTTACACGCAGCAGTTGCAGATGCTTAGTCAGACCATCGAACAACTTGGTCAGTTGATTCAGGAACAGGCTCAGGCAATGGCGCAGCAACAGCAGGCGATGGCGATTCAGCAGGGTGTCGATCCGAAGACCGCTGTTCTCAACGCTGAAGTTCAGGCAAAAATCGCTCGCCAGAATGCCGAGGTTATGGCCAACATCCAGCGTCAGAACACGAAGGCGATGGCGGACTTGTCGCGCCGGAATGCGAAGACCACCGCTGATATTCAGCGAGCGAATGCAACTGCCGAGTCCAACTTGGCGCGTCAGGGATAAAAAGTATGACCAGCGAGCAAGAGGAGAGCCTCAAACAATTCGTCAACGAAAACTTCCCCAAGATGGGCGGATGGTGCGATATCGAAAAGGCCATCCAAATCGGACAGATTGTTCTCGATACCAAGCCGCAGCGAATCGCCG